AGGTATTGTAACAGTCGGTCGTGCGCTTGATGCTATTGCCTTGATCCGTGCCGGTTTAGTGTTGGTCGGGCTTAAGTATTTTGTGACAATTGCTTGCCTCATGGTCTTACTCCCAATTGCTTTCCATTGCGTTGCTTGCAAATGTTTTTGAGTCTTCACAGAAACCCGAATAACCCACCGAAAGAAGCTCAATTAGTGCTGCCGCATCCACTTCTGTTTCTCCGTCAATTAATCCCGGAAAGTCCGAAAAAACCCCGAGAAGCAAAACCGCAGCGTCATTTTTAAAGGCACCCGCTAGTTCTTTTGTATTCATTGGTTAATGTCTCCTATGCTGTGACACTGTTGCAGACAATGTGCCAAGGCTAACCCATTGGAAACACAGGGAAGGCCTATTGATCGAACTAGGTACTTTTTACACGGTGTGAAATAACTACACGGGCTGCCAGCTGCGGGGAAGTCTTCCAGACTAGCAGGGCTCTACTGACTCAAGTGATCACTCCGAGGGGATAAGGGGGATCCTAAGGGGGAAAAGGGGAGGAAGTCAATACAAGAAAAATCCACGGGACACATCGCACTAGCTGGGAGGGGGTATTGGGAGGAAGAAGAAACAAGGCTTAACCAGCTACTAACAGTAGGAAGAAAAAAACATAAAGACACCCATCCCCCGATAGAAGGGCGTTAGCCCCCCTTCCCATCAACTGAATAGGTTGGTTCCAGGATTTTGTCACTGTTAAAGGTTGAGCACATTTGTCATTACCCGTTCGCATTTGCCATTAGACGAGCGATTGACCGATGACCAAGGCATACCCCTACCCCGCACACTCTCGGCCGTTGTACACGGACAGGGCAGGCAGGGCTAACGCGGCGCGGCAGGTACCCGGCCCACTCGGGGCCTACCCGGACACCCCCCACCCCACGCTGCCTACACCTGTGCTCGGAGGTGGCCTGTGCCTAATACTCTCCTCCCGATATCGCACCAGATTCTACTTTCTGTCACAATGTTGCAGACAACCAACGATTTGACCTTGTTGATGCGTGATACGCTCATAGGAGGGGGTGGTTCATGAAAAGACCATTGATTGTCGCTTCGTGTCTTCTTGGGGCAGTTCTCATTGCAGGACTGGCAGCACTGATTAAACCGCAAGATCCTGCCTGCGTGAGGTTCCAGGCCAAGATCGATCTTGCTGAAGCATTCTGCGACGGTCTGTCGCAACGTGCAGCACAGGAACGATGCTCTGCACTCTCTGACTCTCCAGAAGTAATGGGTCAGTGCATGCGCGTCATTGTCCCTGCTGCCTTCTCTGGCTGCATGGACTACGTCAACCTTCAGTCTCTTAAACAAGAGCACAAGTCTCTGTGTCAGTAAGTGACTGGCTCTTCATTTTAATTATTGTTCTTTGGGCAATCCTGATGGACGATCTGATTGCTCCGAAAGAATAGGGTTCGGTTGGAGCATCGACAGACACACACACACCGAGAAGAGGCTGGCTATGGATGGCTGGCCTTTTCTTTTTCTAACCTACAGAAGCCACAAAACTCACACTTCAGCCATAAACGAAGAGTAGGATGAGGATATAGCAGGCCCACAGTACAACTGGGACATATACGATCTCGAATTTCTTCATCCAGTTTGGCCATTAGAGGGAGATGAACCTTGGACCCCACTCATCAATATAAGCGAATCCTAGAGTCCACTCATTCATTTTGGTGTTCGTATAGCTCATCGGGCGTGACGTTGGATCCCCCAGGTACCCTGCATTACATTCAAACAGGACCGTCCCATTTGCGAGTGGAACAGTCACCGCTCCCCCCTTATGTGTATGGCCACAAACGACTGATCGCAGGTATTTACGGGCATGCGCTCCAAGTCCACTCAAAAACCCGTGCATAAACGCTATGCCACCCACCTCAAACGGCTCTCGAGGATCCTGCACAAGCTCGACATTCGGGAACTCAAAAAACTGCTTAAAGCGAATAAACGGCTCAAGCTCAGGCGCAAACTCTAAGACCTTCTTCATCGGCCTGATATCGTGGTTCCCAAGCAGCTGGACGCACCGCGCATGCGGTAGCATCGACTGAATCTTAGTCCACATCTCTTCCGCCATCTTCCTGCCAGTCTCAATCTCTTGCTGCGGATTATAAAGCAGGTGCGACCTGGGGAACTTCGCCCAGCTGTACATGTCGTACAGGTCACCAACCTGAACCACAGTGTCAATCTGTGGGTTCTGTTCGATGAAAGTGTAGACCGCCGTCAGCGCATCAAGATTGGCCCAAGGAAAATGCAGATCCCCCAGAACAAGAATACGAGCGCCTGTGCTAGTTTTAACGTCATAAGAGCCTGTCTTCGGGCTTAGGCCCCCCTCGCTCGGAGCAGCCATAGGCGGCATCTCGGCGCGGAACATCGCCTGGGGGTCAATTTTTTCGGCAATTTTTTTCAAGCCTGCCGCTTGAAGTAGTAATGTATACCCACCAAAAAGCCGGGTATAAGCACGTTCTCCAATCTTGGAGTGATGTCTAAATTCCCTGCGTGATGGGGCGTGTCCGAGATCGCTGGCGATCTGCTTAACTTCAGCAATCAGCCTGTGTCTAAGGTCTGCTGAGTCCATTCACTTAGAATGGTACAGGTCATTTCAGACCCGTCAATCTATTCTCAGGCCTCTATCGTGAATCGATCCCCACAGAAGCTCGCGAATCTCTTCGTATGCCACCTGCTTCTCAGGGGTGATCTGACCATGTTTCATTTCGTTCTTAATATGGTTTAGAAGATCCACCATGAGAGCCTTCCAGGCCCCTGCCTCTTGAGCCTCATTGAACTCAGTTTGTTCTTCTGGGAGGCTAAAGATCAGTGTGGCCTGCGGCATAACTTTATTCCTTCGTGCATGGATCTTTGATCCGAAGAGCTTCTTCACGCCTCTTCAAACTATCACGAAGGATGGGTACCGATCGATCCGCGAAGAACAACAAATCGACACGCTTGCCTCGGACGTCTTTAAGCTTAAGCTCGACATCACCGATCCAAACGCTCTCACCTTCACGGATTTGTACAATTAGGGCTGACTTAGACATTGGTTCCTCCATTTTTTCTGCACCTACATACCTCAAACCAGCATGCAAGGCATCTACTCTTCGTCGATTGTTTCAGTAAGTAAGATTGCCGCCAGTATGAATCCCGCCAAAAACGGGATGACGATTGACCAGAGTATGCTGCTGGACTCAGTTTCCATTCTGCTCGCATTGCTTCAAACGCTCCTTCGTCGAAACATAATCGGCCATTAGCCGCTCAAATTCTTCCCTGAACAGCACAACGCACTTTCCCTTAGCCTCATTATCCGGCTCACACAAAGAGAGCGGCAGATCCTGTTTTGGCTCGGGTCCAAGCAAAGTGCTGGTCGATGGGACGATTCCATAAAACTTATATGGGAACGCCGCAGCGCAAGAGCCCAGCGTACAAATCATGAAAAACGCAATCGCAATTCCTTTTGTCATTTTTTCGGCCTTCCTGTCCGTTTGAATTGGTCCATGTCTGCTCGTACATCCTGGAGCTTCTCGTCGATCTTCTCGGATGGGGTCTTTCTGAAAAGCGAGAATAGCTTATCGACGAAAGGGATGATCGAAACGAGTGCTTTGATTAGCTCCAGGATGCCAAGCATCGGATCACTCCGAAAGAGAGATCTTGTCCTTCGAGATAAGTCGAAGGGCCATGTTGATCATCGAGAACGCAACTGCCACTTCGCCGGGATGCGACGAAATGAATTCAGCAGCACCGGGCGCGAACAGCGCCAGTACGGCAACAACTGCATTAACGATGAGAGTCTTAGACTGATACGGCTTCTTACTTTCCATGTTTCCTCCTATTGAGTGCCTAAACTTTTAAGGAATGTGTCTGTTTCGTCAATCTGTTTATGCTTTTTATATTCACGAACAAACTCGATCATTGAGTCAAAGTAGATCGACTGTTCATATCGGAAATCATGATCTGTAATCAGATTCCGCTGTGCCTTTAAAACTGCTCGTTCCAGTCGGTCGATTGCTTTGCTCCACGCGCCATCGTAGATCGCGTCGATCCAGGAGTAGAGTGGACCGAGGTGCTCGTCTGGGATTTCACGCTCGAGCTTTTTGAGGCACTCGGAGAATCGAAGGAAGTAGGTTTCTGACTTTGGTTCTTGCATATGAGATTTCCCTCTCTGTACGAAACGCCATCAAGCGCCTCGAGAATTAGTTTACTACCAACCGAAGATCCGCGGCGACGCATTTTTGCAATTAGCAGTTCACGGTCGCCATAGTTTGCCAGTCCATCCGCAACCATCTGGTTGGTTGGCCTGTTGAACAAAATTACGTTCTGCGCTTCCTGAACGCTGGTCGATGATCCCTTGATGTCAAATTCGCTTTCGACGCGACCACCGTCAGTTTTCTTTGGGTGCATGACCATGATGATGTGAACGTCGCACCGCTTACAGAACATGATCAGTTCGTGAATGACGCGATCCATCTCGATAATGGCGTCGCCTGCGCTCTTCACCTGCATAAAGAAGTTCAGGTTATCGATCATGGCTACTTTCACGCCGTGCGTGTTGACCATATACTCGATATCGTGAATCAACTGTTCAACGGTAAATCGGTTCTCATACAGCGACAGATAAAGCTTGGCACGATTAAGTCGCTGGATTTCCGACTCGCTCAAATAGGATTTGATCTTCTCCAGTGGGACTGCATCGCCGGTATTCCAGTCCTGACTGACGCGAGCACTGATAATGCGGCGAATGAAGTCGTGACGCCCAGTCTCAACGCTGGCGACAAAGTGAGGGACTTCCTGGCTTATAAGCGAATTCGAGAGATTGGCGAGTAGGGTCGTTTTGCCTGTTCCGGTAGCTCCGCAAAGAATCGTAAATTCTTTCGGTCGAAAACCGCCGGTTAAGTAAGTGAACTTGGGATAATCGAGAAGCTTTACTGCAGGCGCTGGCTTCAAAAGGTCGGTTACGGCCTGCTGAAGAGTGTCTGAAGCGATTTCGTATTGTGTTGGTTGAAAACGGGGCTTTTGTTGGCGCATTGGATCCTCCAGTTGCGTGTTGTTATTCTTGTGCCACGGCCACGAGCTGACCGTCCACCAAATTGTACTTCACCCATTCTTTTTGTGGCTGGCTAGAAGCGTTAGTTTGCTCAACCCAATCCTGCCAACAGGCAGCGAAGGTGGAGAAGTGCTTGATATACTGCTCTTCAACTTTGTTCCTGATGCAGTGATTGGTGTAGTTTCGAATGGCACCTGAGAGCTGTTCCAGGTCTTCGTCTGATTTGATTTCCTTAACCAGCTTTTTCAGTCCGATGCTCTTACCCATCTTCCGTGGGTAATTTTTATATAGCTCCAAAATTTGGTCGTAATAGTTAATTACTCTTTTTTTATTATTAGAAGATAGAGGGGGGGGAGGGGCGTCACCCGTGACGGGGGGGGGCGTCACCTGTGACGGGGGGGTCGTCAATTCTGACGCCTTGGTCTGGTAGGCAACCATGTAAATTTTACGCGATCCGAGGGTTTGCTCGATAGAAATCAGGCCTTCGTTCTGAAGCCTCTGGAGGGCTCTCTGAAGCGTTCGTTCCGAAATCTTCATCCTGCCCTGCAAATACTCGTTTGAGGCCCAGCAATAGCCCGTAGACTGCGTTAAACCGTAAATGTTCGCATACAGCACAATGTCTGTGTGAGTGATTCCGGGGATGTCTTGAATATCGCCTGGGGCGAATAGGGGATAACGATGCGTTTCCATAGGTTCCTCCTTGGGGACGATTTTTTTATCCAAACGAGACAGGTTGTGGCAACAAATTTTCAGTAAACTGATTTAGTGGGGTGTAGCTCAGGGGTCAGAGCAGCTTACTGGTGACGACTGGTGAGCTTGTCGTGGGTTCGATTCCCACCACCCCGCCCAAAATCCACTTTTACTGTAACTACGACACGAGTATCTTTAAAAACAATGGCTTCCAAAAAACCGGACGAACAAGATCAGTCGAAGATTGCAGACCTGGCCAAGCCGATTACCGAGAGAATCGAAGAGGCTAACGAAGCACTGGCCATTACGCACTACAAAGGCCCACCACGAAGTCCCACCGCGTTAAAAGCCAAGGTAAATCATCGTGGTAAGGTGATTTGTTACCTAAAAGCCATCGGCTTTAAGAACAAAGACATTGCCTCGTCGCTAAATTGCCCAATCAACGAGGTTTATCGAGTTCTTAAGTCAGAAAGCGCACTTGCAGAGATTGATCGCATTCAGCAGGAGATCTTTGTGACAGAGCCAGCCAAAATGTTTGAAACCATTCTGCCGCAGGCTGTCAAAATCGCCGTTAATGCTATGATGAGCCGTAAGACCAAGACTTCGGTCAGGGTTGATGCGGCGTTTAAGTTCATGGATCGCGCTCTCGGTAAGCCCACGCAGCATATCGAGCACGAACATAACCTGGTCAAGGAACTGATCACCAAGCTTGATGCAGCGGAAAACGCAGGCGAGGTTATCGACGCAGACTTTTTTAACGTGTCGGTAGACGAGAAGGATAAGGGCAATGGGCAGGCTTAACGAAGTTAATCCAAATGAAGTTAGAATTTTTGGACTGGCTCGAGATGGCGAAACGCCGCAAGAAGCCGCCGACAGAATTCTTCCACAGAGAGTTCCTCTCACCGCGAACGTGATTGACGGAAGTCTTGATGTTGAACCAGGAGTTGTTCTTGAGCTTTCTGGTGGTATTGGCGTTACGGGTGGTGAGATGACCGTCCTTGAGGACGGAGAAGTCCTTCTTGGAAAGGAAAGCACCTAATGTCGAGAATCAGATTTGCTCTTATTTCCTCTGGTGCAGTTGCTCCTCAAAACGAGCTGGCAATTTATGCCAAAAACAACCGCAAACTGTACACGATGGACCAGGATGGAACCGAGGCCCAGCTCCTGACGAGCACCGACAAGATTCTTCAGTTTTCCACAGAGTTTATCACGCTTACTCAGGAAAACATCGACAACGGATATTTTAATTTGCTCAATGTGGCTGATGGGTCGTTCTTTATGATCGTTCGCCAGCGAGTTGTGTATTGGCCCGGAGAAGACGTTACGCTGTCTGAGGTTGACGATGTTACTCGCGTAAGCTTTGGCCCCGACCTAGCAAGCGGCGGCGACGAATCTTTTGAAAAAGACGAAAAACTTATCGTGGTTTACACACGTTAAACCGCGACAGTAAATAATTGCTTGGCTGCGCTTCACGGCGCGTTTGAAAAATAGGTAAACTCCGAGTTTGGGTAACTAAACACTTAAACAGGAGGCCTATTATGGCAATTTCAGGTAAACTGCTGTTGCTTCGTCTTAATGAAGCACTGCGCGCTCGAGGCTCTGATGGATCGGCTCACGATCTGTTCAAGCTCGACGAAAACAACAAACTTCAGCTTCTCAAACTTCCCCAAGTTGCTTCGGATGCATCCGATGCCAACGATCTTGTTCGTAAGTCTCAGGTAGACTTCGCCGTAGACGGTCTTGATAGTCGTCTTGATACCGCCGAAGGTAAACTTCAGGTAATCGAAGGCGACGATCAAACCGCAGGTTCTATTGCAAAGGCAAAGAAGGACTCGAAGGACTACGTTGATCAGAAAATCGCTGATCTGATTAACTCGAGCCCAGAGCTTCTGAATACCCTTCAGGAACTTGCTGCAGCAATCGACAACGATCCTCAGTTTGCCCAGACCATGGCGCAGCAAATTGGATCGCTTGATGGCCGTCTTGACACCATCGAAGGCGACGAATTTACCTCTGGCTCTATTGCACATGCAGTAAAAGCAGAGCGTCAGAGAGCAGAACTTGCCGAAGGGGCACTGGATTCTCGTCTTGATACCGCTGAATCAGACATCAATGCCATTGAAACTCAGATTGCAAGCCTTGGCTCAAACCAGGCTATCGTTGATCTTACGAATCGAGTTTCTGCTGCAGAGCAGGATCTGGTCGATATTGATGGATACAATCAGGATCTGCGAGTTGATGTTGATGCTCTTGAGGCGGCTGTTGCTGTTCTTAATGGCAGCTCGTCTGTCTCTGGTTCTGTCGATCAGAAGGTTGCATCTGCAATCAACGCTGTAATCGATGGCGCACCACAGGCATTTGACACGCTTAAGGAGATTTCTGACTACATCTCCAGCGATCAGTCTGCTGGCGCGACCATGGTCAGTCAGATTGCTGATCATGAAACCCGTGTTGCATCTCTTGAAAGTGCGATGCCAAGCAAGGCGAGCGTTTCTGCCCTTTCTTCCGAGCAGTCTGCACGCGAAGCCGCTGACAACGCTCTTGATGCTCGTCTCGACGTCGTTGAAGCTCTTAAGAAAGACGTTCTTACTTATGAGTCGTTCACGATTGATAGCTCGCAGCTGTCCGCAGTGACTGTTCAGCATGCGATCAAGGGAATGCCCTTCGTTATCCGCGAAGGTGTCATGGGTCGTCCAGGCAGGGACTTCACGTTCTCCGGTGCTGTTATCACCTTTGCAGGTGAGTGGGTGAACCCAAGCGGTCTTTCTTCTGTTGAAGTCGGAACCGAACTTGATGTTGCCTATATGTATGAAACCGACGCATTCTCAACCTCTGGTGGTGGTGGCAGTGGCGGCGGTGGCGGCGGTGGTGGCGGTGGCGGCGATGGTGGTGGACTGGAGCCGATCCCAGGTCTCAACGTGAGTTCGATCGGATTCGGTCGTCACAATGGATCTTATGGCGGCTTTGCGCATATGTACATCGGAGACACGATGGACGTGTCAGGTGGTCAAACTCATCTCTACATCATGCCAGCTGGAAGTGGGCAGTTGGATATGAACTGGCGAGTCGAGATTTCGACGCTGGACGGGATTAAGGTTGTGGAGTTCTTGCTCCCTGCCGAAGCTGGCGGCGTGAACCAAGATCTTTCTAGCTGGGTTCCGTCGAACTTCTCTGGAACCTATTCCGTGAACGTGCGCTTCGAAAAAACGGGCTATGCGCCATTCTATGATGCATCTCTAGCGAAGACGTTCATTTTTCAATAAAAGGCCGACAGAGAAGATCTGTTAGCAGTGCCCCGTCGGGCGAAAGTCCGGCGGGGCATAAAACAAAAGGACAACGAAAGCATGGCAACTCAAACAGTGCGGAAAGACGGGTCGGGTACGCACACCGACATTCAATCGGCAATCTATGACGCTTCGGCTGGCGATGTGATCGACATCGAGGCTGGGACGTTCTCGGAGAACATTGATCTATACAAAGGCGTCACGCTTCAAGGCGCTGGGCGCGAAGTGAGCATCATTCAGGGCGCTCTGGAAACGGCGGTCGTCCGTTCGTTTACCTGTGCGCTCGGAAGCACGACGCTCACTATGGCAGCTGGAACAGCTGGACTCAAAAAGGGCAGGTTGATCACCGGAACGGGCATTCCGGCCAATGCTCGAATTGCATCCGTTTCTGCCAACTCAATCACGATCAGCGCACCGACTACGTCTGCAAGGGCTACGGCAACTAATGCCACTATGCCAACTGTAGAATCGACGATTCGCGTTCGTGGATCTGGTGGCACAATCAAGGGACTAAAAGTCATCGGATTTGATAGTCCTGCGGCTGCAAGCGAAATGGCGGCAGTTTTCTATCGCAACACAGGAGCAGGATCTGCGGCAGCAACCAATCAGATCATTGAAGATTGTTGGCTTGTGGCAGATGGGGAATACGCTCTTTTGACGGACGCTATTTCAAATATTTCTGGTCTTACGATTAGAAATAACAAGATGACTGGAAAGACCTTTGTTGGCGACAATCCGGCAAGTGGAAACCAGTTTTCGGTGAATAACGTCCCGAGGCAGCTTGTTACTGTTCAGGGTCAAAATCTGAACGTAAGCTTTACTGGAAACACGCTTGAAGGAACCACTGGTGGTTTTACTACTGCTGGTGTCGCAAGCTTCAACACTGTGGCAACGGTTGATCCTGTTGGTGCAGTTGTTGAAAACAACACCGTCAAGTGCTCGTCTGGTTATGGCTATGGTCTTCGCGTTCGTGGTGCAAACGCTGTTGTTCAAGGCAATAAGATTTATGCTTATGGCTCTTGGAGCAGTGCTGGTTATCTGATCAGTGGAGCAGGCGCAGTCAGTTCTAATAACTCGACGGTTTCGCTTCCAATCGTTTCATTGACGCAGACCGCAGGACAATCTCCATCTGCTCAAATGTCAAAGGATCTGATTTTGGACCTTCCAAAGGTTCAGGCAAATCCGGCATTTGCTGTGGTGGCAGACTGGCATTCTGTGACCTACGTTTTTAAGCGCACCACTAGCTCGACCAGGCTTGTGGCTTGCTTTGTTGATCCGGCAGCAACCAGAAAGATGAAGCTTAAGCCAGGAATGGCATCCGGCCAGAGCTTTGAACTTCATAGAATCATTGTTGCAAAGGGAGAAAGCAGGGAACTTTTGGTCGTTAAACGCGACGAAATTCCAGATGCAGGCAGCTTTGATTTTACGCTGATCTAATGGGCAAAACTTGGGGCCGTCCTCCGAAAGGGGGGCGGTCCTTTTTATTTTGGGGTTGAATAAGTCCGTCTGCTTTCCTACTCTTAGGCCATGGCTGGAAACTTCATGGCAGTGAGTCCGTTCCTTAAGGCTCACACAATGTCATCTAACTTCACGACCGCCTCTTTTCCGGTTTCTCAATACGACCGGTTTGCCATTCAGGTAAAAATTTACAACGCTGCAGGTCACAATGGGATTCTGAAAATGCAGGTTTCCATTAACAATGTGGACTTTGTGGATGTTGCTGACGCGACCTTCTCGGTAAACGGGAATGAGTCTTTTATGATCAGCGTGACCCAGTTTGCCTACAGGTTTATTCGTTTTGACTATAAGGCGACCAGCGGAACCGCTCTTATGGACGCAGAGATCAATACGGTTAACTTTGCGAAATAAATGAAGATTACATCGGTTTCAATGACTGCTACGACTCAGGTAATTGCGCGAAGGCAGGTGCTTTTGCATCGACCTGGGATCGGATTCTTTTTTTTGCGATTGCGCCACAGGATTGTTGGACTTGCAAAGCGGCTGGGTTTGTTGAGTTAGTGTGTTGAGCAGGGCATCATAGGTTTAACGGTGGTGCTCATGGAAAAGATTAGAGAAGTTCAGGTTCCGAGTGTGATGACCGTCAGTGAAGACGGGGAGTGCATCAGGAATCTGGAAGAGTTGAAAAAAACTAATGAATCCGATCTGGTTGATGTTACTGTTGGTACAGAAACCAAGGTCTTTGTTCAGGAAGATTGAGAGGAAAAAATGGCTGGCAACTTTATGACGCTTTCGCCCTATCTCAGCGGGCAATCCCTCGGCAGCAGCTTTGTTTCGCAGAGCTTTTCGGTTGGTGAGTTCGACCGGTTTGCCGTGAAGTTTAAGATCACTGGCGCAGCCGCTCTCAGTGGCACTCTCAAGCTTCAGTGTTCGGTTGATGATGCGGATTATGTCGATGTACCGGATACCAGCATTACGCTCTCTGGGAACAACAGCTATCTCATCAGCGTGACCAGCTTTATTTTCAAGTACATTCGCGTTTCGTATACGAGCGTGGGTGGAACTGGAACTCTCGAAGTTAAGGTCAACTCGGTCAACGAGGCAAAGTAATCATGGAAGAGATCAAAGCCGGTTATGAGAATGTCCGTCTGCAGGACGGAGATGGCAACAAAATCACAAGTACCGGTGGTGCTCTTAGCGTTAGCGCGACCATCGCGGAAGAGGCGCTTGCAGCAGATGGCGGTGCGCTTCCTGCCAAGGTTAAGGTCATTGGCGGGTTTGACGGAACCGATGTCCAAGCAATTCAAACCGATTCCGCAGGTGGTATTGAAGTTGGTGGAAACACCCTGTCTGCAATTTCATATAACAACACTGTAATTGCAAACATTGATACAAACCTAACTGCTGTTGCTCTTGGGCAACAAAATGGGGCTCAAAAGACTCAGCTTGTAGACGCTGCCGGTGAAGTTGCAGACGTTAAACAGCTTTCTGTAAATCTTGTTGCTGGTGACAAGGGCTTGGTCACTAACACCATTATCCACGGTGAGACTACTGGCGGCGGTGGAGGATACGTTGACGTAAAGGTGACTCCATCTGGAGCCCTTACGACCGATAGCACTCTTGCGGGACTTGATGCATCTGTTCTTGGCCAGGACACGATGGCAAACAGCCTTCCTGTGACTATTGCCTCTAACCAGACTGCGATCCCGATTACAGACAACAGTGGATCTATTACCGTTGATGGATCTGTGTCTGTCAGTTCGAGCGCACTTCCTACTGGCGCTGCAACTGAAACGACGCTTCAGTCAATCGATACGCATCTTTTTGAATTAGACGCAGCAATTGTCCTTGATAAGGCCATTTACACCATTGGTGGCGGAAGGGTTGTTGTAGGCGGATATGTTTTTGATGATGTTGCAGATGCTCCTGCTCTGTCTGAAAACAGTGCTGCAGCAGCTCGAATTAACATCAATAGGTCACAGGTTGGAGTCATTGAAGATGCTTCGACTAGGGGCAGGTATGCTACTGTAACGGCATCTAATGCGCTTAAGGTTGATGGATCTGCGGTTACTCAGCCGGTATCTGTTGCGTCCATGCCTCTGCCCACTGGAGCTGCAACCGAGTCTACTTTGCAGGGTGTTGCAACCGAGTCTACACTGCAGGCTGTTGCGACAGAATCGACGCTTCAAAGCGTTGATGGCCAGCTCCTTGGAATCGGTGTGAATGTTGGCCTAATTAACACAGAGGTGTCCTCAATCGAGGCAAAGACACCGGCACTTGGTCAAGCACCAATGGCCAACTCTACCCCGGTTGTTATTGCCAGCAACCAGAGCAATATTCCGGTTGTTCAGGCCGGAAAAACTGCGGTCAATCTTGCTAGAATTGATTACTCTTCGACCAATGTGACCACTGCTGCATATACTCAGCTTTTGGCTTCGACGTCTGCTGTGGTTAGTGAAGTGGAGATTTTTGATAGTTCAGGTCAAACCCTGTTCTTTTCTACTGGATCGGCTGGTTCCGAGAGCGACAAAATCTATATCATTCCTGGTGGCAATGGCAGGATTCCACTTTCGATTGCTGCTGGAACTCGAGTAGCTATCAAAGCAGTTTCTGCTACGGCAAACGCTGGAGAGATTTCGGTTAATTTCTACAGCTGATATTAAACCCCATACTTCTAACGAACTGAGGTAACTCACTATGGGAAATGCATCGATCTTCGCTGGATCAGACGTAAAAATTCTAAAGGACAACCTTAACTTTAACGGTAAGTCCAAGATTATTTCTGTAAACGGAAACCCATCTTCTGGATCAGGTGTTGCCGCGACCGCTGGAACCATTGGGATTGACTACACCACCGGTAAGATTTATCGAAAAATCAGCTCGTTAGGTGACTGGGCTTGGTCGGAGATTGGTGGAACAAACACCAGCATCAACTATTATGCAAATCCAGATACTGGTCCAATTGGGTGGACGTCGTATAACGATGGTGCAGCTGCTCCTGTAGATGGGTCTGGCGGATCTTCAACTGGAATTACTTTTAACAGAAGCACTGACGGACTTCTTCGTGGAACGTCTGAGATTCTTCTTGATAAAAATACATTAAATAATTCTTTGGGCTCTGGAAGAGCGTATGACTTTACAATCGACAAAGCAGACGTAGGGAAGACTTTAGAAATTAGTTTCGATTTTTCTACATCATTTGGATATGCAGACGGAAATTTGACTGTTTGGATTATCCAAGATCCGACTGGAACACCGGTCGTTATTCAGCCAACAACGTACAAGATTCCAAAAATTGCTACTGATACGGCATCAAGATTTGTTGGAACATTTCAGACTCAGGGTGGAGTTTCTGCAATCAGAAATTATCGACTCTGTTTGCATGTATCGACATCATCAATTGCTCTCTGGGATGCCACAATTGACAACATTAGGATCGGGCCACAGACGTTTGTCTACGGCGCTCCTATTACGGATTGGCAGGCTTATACACCCACTGTAACTGGTATTACGATTGGAAACGGAACCTTGCTCGGTCTTTGGAGACGGGTAGGTGATTCTATTGAGGTAAAAAATCATTTTACTGCTGGAACAACCAGCGCGTCTACCGGACAGTGGTCATTTTCTCTCCCTTCCGGGCTGTCTTTTGCCGGACCAATTGACAGCATCAGTGACGTTTGCGCCGGTACCGCGACTTGGTTAGATTCGGGAGTGGCACGGTTTTTAGGTGGAGTTAGACCGGGAGGAACAAACACGGTTTCAATTGCCTCGCTTCAAGGCGGAGCTACAAAATACGATGATGCTGGTTCTGGCGGTCCCGCATTTACAAACGGAGACACGCTCTCTTTTATTTATACCGCAAGAATTACCGGCTGGTCCTCCTCTGTCCAGATGTCTAACGACACGGATACTAGGGTGGTGGCTGCTAGGTACGCAGCAAGTGGAAGCAGGACGCCCACTTCTGTAAAGGCCGTAAATTATGACACCAAAACATTAGATACGCATTCGGCAGTAACAACTGTATCGGGGGACGTCGCTGGATGGAGGTTTACTGCTCCAATTCCAGGGATATACAAAGTAGCCGCAATTTCTTATCAGGCCGTGGCGGCTGCTGCCAGCGTCGTTCTTTATAAGAACGGTTCATTTTACTGTTATTTGCAAACCGTCAATAACGCCACGATCAACTCAGCCTCAACTATAATTGAATTGGTTGCTGGTGATTATATTGACGTTCGATCAGATGGAACGCCAACTCTGACTTTTTTAAATCAGGCAAATACCATTTCCATCGAACGCCTCTCCGGCCCCTCTGTCATCGCTGCGAGTGAGACTGTCGCGGCGAGTTACTGGCTTCCTGCAAATCAATCTTCTGGAACAACTACGCCAATCAATTTCAGCAGTAGGCAATTCGATTCACACGGAGCGGTGACAACCGGAGCCGCCTGGAAGTTTACCGCCCCGATTGCCGGAACATACAATGTGAGCATTTTTGCTTATGTTCCCGGCAATAATGTCAACTATTCTCTTTATAAAAATGGTTCGATTTATACGGAGGTGGCCGAACATGTTGTGGGCCAGACTGCTCACGGCTCTTTGATCGTTCAGTTGATTGCTGGCGATTATTTGGATTTGAGGACCGGAGCAACACAAACGGTGTTCGGTTCAACATTCAACACATACAGCGCGAAGTTTCACATTCACAGGATCGGAAACTAACCATGCTAAAAATCAAAGTCACTGAGAAGTCTGGGGCAAGCATTGAATACGTTGGAAGCGAAGACCTTCTTGCAAGGCTTCATGCCATGGGTCATGGCCTTCCAGAGCGTGAGGCTCTTCATAAGGACGAACCAGGTGCGGAACAATATGATGAATCCGATGTTCTTGGTGAGCTTGAGATCGAACTAATTCCAGAGATCCCGGCTGTTCTGGGTGAGAATGGCGAAGTTCTCGAGGCAGCAAAGCCAGCAGTCAAGCAAAAGCGTGTTAGGCTCAAGGCTCAGTACAACGTGCTGATTGAGGACATCACCGCTCAATTTCAGGCCGAACAGGCAATTGCTAATCGACGTAAGGAATATCCTAGCGCAGAGGACTTTTTGAATGCATTCTTTGATGGCGGACAACCCGCCCTTGATGCACTTCAGGCAAAGCGCCTCGAGATCAAGGCTAAATATCCTAAGTCGGGGGCATAATGGCCTGGTACAAGAAACTCTTTGGGATCTCTGAGCAGGGCAGGGAAGTGTCTACTGCCATTGAGATTGGGCCCGGTATTCAGCTGATGCACGGTGACCAGCTTCTTAAGCATGAGGGTCAGCTTGCCGATAGCATCCTGAGTGCCCCACAGCCGACCATCTCTGTTGAGGAAATCCTTTCTCTTCAGACCCAGCTTAACGCACTGTCCTGTGAGCTTTTGAGCCTTAAGGCAGAAAAGGCTAAGGAACAGGACTCTATCCGTAACGAGCACATTCGCCTTTTAAGGGCCTCGGCATATCCGAGCATGGATTCGGTGCTTGAGGCGCTTATCGAGGCTCAGGAGGGCCGCTCTGAGCGTCTGCAGGAAGTTATTGAGAAGCGTAAGCAGGTCCGGTCTTTGTATCCGAAAATCTAACAAATGAACCAATACCTTGAACGATTCAAGGCAGTCAAAAGCGACCCTTACGAGTTCGCCACCAAATGGGTGCGAACCAAGGACGAAGTAGACCGTAAGAATCCGATCAAGCGGTTCCCATCCGATCTCGTCTACCAGAAGCTTTATATGCGTATCTGGCAAAAGTACCCGAAGATCGTGGTGCCAAAGTCTCGACGCATGATGATGTCTTGGACGAACATTATCCTGTTCCTCTGGGACACCATGTTCAATGTGGGCAGGCAACAGGCCTTCGTTTCAAAGAAGGAAGCCGACTCTCATGAACTTATTGAACGGGCCAAGTTTATTCTTGAGAACCTGGACGAGGAATTCCTTCCTAAGTCCTTGATTCCAAAGTGGCAGTGTAAGTTTGGAGAACTGTCATTTCCTGAGCTTGGAAGCAGGATCTTGGGATTCCCTTCCGGTGCCGACCAGCTCCGTCAGTTCACCTTTTCTGGGATGCTCTTTGACGAAGCGGCGTTCTGGGACAATGCAGAAGATGCCTATGCCTCGTCCGTTCCGACCATCGAAGGTGGTGGCCGAATGACGCTAATCTCCTCGCCTGCACCAGGGTTCTTCAAGCGAGTGGTGTTTGATGAGCTTCAGGATGGCGTTGGAAATAAGGCAGACGATGACTTCCCAATCAAGCGGTATCCGCTCGAGGGGATTGAGGTCTGGCAGAATCCCAAGAACAAGTTTGTGGTGTTTCAGTTGCACTACACGGCAGACCCAAAGAAGCGGAATCCTGAGTGGCTGGATAACATCCGGTCTGCCATGACAGTTTCTAAGTTCCAGCAGGAATATAACCTGCAATGGGACACCTTTCTTGGTAAGCCTGTGTTCCCGGATTTTTCCGAGAGGCTACATACGACACAGGAAAGGATTCAGCCGGAGTTGGGCCTCCCGCTGATTCTTGGCATCGATCAGGGGTTACATGCCGCCTGTGTCGTGTGCCAGCTTCAAGGCAATAAGTTTGTGGTGATGGACGAGATTCGCGCTGAGAACATGGGCGCTGAACGGTTTGTCGAAAAGGTCACTAACTTCCTGTCGATTCATTATCCTGAATGGTCAAACTACGATCGTGACTTCCTGTGTTACATGGATCCGTCTGGATTCAATAAGCGGGATGTGGATGAGCGCACTTATGCCACGGTTTGGATTAAGCGTGGTTTCAAGCGCATGTTCCCGGGGGAAATGCTCTGGGAGCCAAGGCGCACTTCGGTAGAAAACTATCTGATCAAGCAGAACAAGGAAGGTGCCTGCTTTCAGATCTCAAAGCCAAATTGTCCCTTGCTTTTGAGGGGCTTTATGGGCGGTTATAGGTATACCGATAAGGCATTCGAGGTCGAGCCGCTGAAGGCGCGTCCGATCAAGGATGACCATAGCGACGTCCATGATGCTCTTCAGTATGCGATGAGCGGCTTTTTCAAGGCCAAAAATCGTTCTGGAAAAGCAGCAATCCCGGACCTAAGATATACGAGTTACGAAAAGGAAAAACCTGAATGGCTGCACCGAGTAACGGATCGAAGGAAGTAGATGTTGACGCCCTGATTGTTAGGGTGACTCAGAGCTACATTCGTGAGGCTTTCGAGGCGCGTCGTGATCGTATGCGGCTGAATAAGCTCAATTACGACATTTTTCACCATAAGCAGGACTATTCTCACAAGCGTCCTGGACAGTCTCAGGAGTTCCTTCCGAAGCAGCAGCTTGCCGTTGAGCAAATGTCGAGCTTCATTTCTCAGGGTCTGGTGGATCTTGGCCACTGGTTCACTGTTGAGAGTTCTCCCGGCGTTAAGAATCAAAAGATTGACTCGACGGAAGTTTATGCCCTGTTGAGCAGGCAGCTTGATAAGACGGGCTTTATCTCATTCGTTGGCGATGCAATTAAGACCGGGGCTCTCGCCTCGCTGATGATTGCCAAGGTGCATGGGAAGAACGTGCCTACCGCTAGGTTTTTCACGCAGATTGAGGCCGATGGAAAGACTAAGCTTTATAAGGCTGAGAAGGACAATTGGCAGCTTCATGTCGAGCTGATTCGCCCTGAGGATTATTATCCCGATCCTACCGGAGCTGGGCTCTATGAGTGTCAGACCATGTGGGTGGATAAGGCATCTGTTCTGAAGCTTTGCGAAGGCGAGAACCCGCTTTACGACAAGGCTAAGGTTGAGAAGCTTACTTCTTATGCTTATGACCAGTACGACCAGTCCTTCTATGACAAGGAACGCGAGACTGATCAGAGCCGCACTTATTCCGACTATCGCAATCGCATCAAGCTTACTGAGTGCTGGGGCACGATCATCGAGGCCAACACCGGTAAGATCCTGCATGAGAATGTGACTTGGACTGTTGCAAATGACACGACGCTTATTGGCGCTCCTAAGCCCAATCCGTTCTGGCATGGCAAGAGTCCGTTTGTCGTAGCTCCAATTGTTCGAGTGCCGCATTCTGTTTGGCACCGTGCCGTTATGGATGGACCCACCCGACATAACATTGCCATGAACGAACTTTATAATCTGATGGTTGATGCAGGCATGATGAGTGTCTTTGGCATCAAGCAGATTAGGACTGACTGGCTCGAGGACGAGCGTGAAGTTGCTGATGGTGTCAGGCCTGGAATGACGATTCGTGCATCTGCAAACTGCCCTCCCGGTGGAGCGGTTCTTCAGCGTGTTGACGAGGGTGCCCTGAGTCAGGAAGCCCTGTCGATGTTTAACCTGCAGAACTCCGAGTTCAATCAGAGCGCACTGACCAACGACCTTCGCATGGGCGTTATGCCCAGCCGTGCTGTTAAGGCTACCGAAGTGGTGGAAGCATCGCAGACCATTACCTCGATGTTCTCTGGTATTGCCAAGGTAATTGAGGCTGATTTCATTGAGGAAATCCTTGATCGTTCTTGGAAGGTCATCATGCAGAATGCCGATGATCTGGACGGGGATGAGGTCAGGGCTTTGATTGGCGACATTAAGGCTGACCTGCTCTCGAGCATGTCTCCTGAGATGCGCTTTGCTGAGACGGCACAGGGCAATAAGTTCAAGGTGTTTGGCGTGTCCCAGACCCTTAACAAGCAAAAGGACTTCCGCAAGCTTACTGCGCTTCTTCAGACCATTGGCTCGAGCGAAGTGCTGGTTGAGGCGTTCATCAAGAAGTATAGCTTCGAAAAGCTTCTGGGCGAGATCATCCGCAGCCTTGATGTGGACACCAGTCGTATT